TGGTTTTAATATAACCTGTGCAAACTTCTTCAGTGAATATGAAGTTTAAAGTGGCATATATATTGGATCTCAAATCTTCTAAAGTTTCTGAAGTATGAGTCATGAGATTACTTCTTAGTTTGATATTGGGCCAATAAATTCTAGTAACTGTTGAGAAAGTATTCATACTTTTGGCAGAAGAATCGGACAATCTAACCTTTCTCACCTTTTGACCTAGACCTTCCAGGAAGAACTTCAAGTGAACAGCCTCCAACCCACAGTATTTACTTGTCTCCTCAAATGTGTCTCTCAAAAAGGGGTACCTAACCTTATATTGCTCCCACAAACCATTGAATGTAGTCCTCCCTGTCTTAACTCCGCTGTTCAATTTGAACCACTTCCTCTTACACATAGAAATTATGGAGAAAGGCTCATCCAAGGTAGGGTGGAATACCTCTAAGGTCACTTTGTTCTTCTTGCTGAATAATCCATATTCTAACACTACACTCTTATTGAGATTCTTAATGAAATCTCTATACAAATCATATTCTTGATATTGAGTGAAGATGGTTTTCAATGCTTCTGTCTTTTGCTTATCAGTAGGAGGAGGTGTGCTTTCGAATGTTAGTTTCTTCGATTTCAAGAGATCCATCAAAGAGATCTTATCTGTGTTTCCTGGGACCTTAAAACAAGGTTTATTTAAGACATAAGCAGACGCTGCCAACATCCTTATCATTGGTTGTCTGCCGTTCAGACTATCTCTTACACCAGGACTAAATATTTTCATGACAATTAACAATTTCTCATCTTTCCAGGTTTCTCCTCCTTTAAAGACAAGGAGAGGATCTTCATTCAATTCTTTCATGACATCTTCTCGTTCTCTTACACCATGTTTCTCCAACATCCTCTTGTATAGTTCATTTTCACTAAAGCCAATTTTGGCCTCCTGCAAACTTTTCATCATGGTTTTATCCTTCTTCCCTTCAAAGTCCAAAACAGACTCCTCTACTATCCAAGAGTGCTTGGCTAACATGCTTCCATAAGTAGTATTCTTTGCTAGGTTGTACAGAGCAAAATCCATACCTGTGATACCACTTAGCATATCATGATCTAAAGGAAAAAGCCTGCAGAAGGGTCGGGGATTTCCAACAAAAGTTTTGTTAAATCATCAAAAACAACATGAGAATCTAGCCCCAATAATTTATAATGCATCCATCCTTGACATAATTGAATGAGAGAACACTCAAGTGTGCTAGCACCCCCCTCTAGAGTTTGGGTTAGAGTGTTTGAATAGATTCGGTACCGGCTGATAAAATTTTCAGCTACAGTTGTTTCCAAACATGCACTCACCCACCTAAATGTAGGTTTGATACTTTTGGTCCTCAAGAACCATTCTGAATTATATTCAATTAAATTGACAATGCCTATGGCAGTTTTAGCAGTGGAGTTGAAGACAGATATGTAATCCCCTACCTGTTCTTTCCATAACATTATTCTATAGAGTGCTACTACTAATTTTTTGGTTGTGGGAGTTATAGGGATTGAATTTAGAGAACCAGAATCATCACTTCCTTGGATCTTGGTGACCAACATAGGACACTTGACTACAATCTCAAAGAATCTTTTTTCATATCCTGCCATTACCTCCTGTAACATAGTGTGAAACAGAGATGAGGTGTAGTGCAACATCCCCTGAAGCATGCCAGATTCTATAGTCACTTGACCAGACATGGGAGCTGTAAAAGGTGCATTTCCTTCATAAAAATCCTTCCTCATACGAATGAAACCAGGGAGCTCTGAAGGAGTGTTTTTATTAGATGAGAGCATCATAACTAAGTCTGCTGGTAAGGATATCTTCTTTTTAGTCCATAGGTATAAAGCTCTAATGATGAAATTATGAAATATGGGGTCGGTCATTTTTAGTAATTTAGCAGCAAATTTAGCCACCCAATGTCTTTGACACCACTTTCCTGCATCTGAAGACTTGCACATGGTCATGAATTGACCAAACATAATGTTGGCTTGTCTATAATGGTCAGGAACAAATCTAGATTTTTCTTCAGGATGAGTGATGGCCTCACTTTTGTACTTTTTGCAAACAGTCTTAGATATCAACTCAATAAAAAATTGGACTACTCTTGCTTTAATTTCAAATACAGTGATTTCTCTAGGACCTCCATGTTGAGATTTGCTGAACATGTCACAATTGATGTACCCTTGATCCTCTAATTTGTATAGACACCATGGTAGCAATTGAATGATGTGAGTCAAGGGTCCTACTTCAGCCTCATACTGATCTGCAAGATTCGTCAAAGCCAAGAGAACCTTTGGTCTGCCAGAAAATTCTGCACCATGCTTCTCTTTCATTCTTTTAAGAAATTCTTTTACTTTCTTGGGGGATTTATCTTCTAGCTCTTCATCAATTATAAAATCTTTGTGATCTTTTGCAGAAGCTTTTAGTGTGGCTAATTGAGAGAATGTAGTGTTAGACATTTGTTCCAAAATTTCTCTTTTTAATAAAGTCTTGTATTGAGATCCAAATCTCTCGGCAGACATTGTGTCAAACATGTGTAACATGAGTTTAAAAACTCTTGTGTCCACTCTATGAGCGGATGGTTTATCTAATTTGTCAAATATAAATTTCCCACTTGATTTCATCTCTAGGTACTTATACTCCTCTTTCAACAGCTTATCCACTATTATAAAATTTGAAGATACTCCCATGTCCCTATTTTTTGTTACAACATATCCGAAGTAAAAACTATTTATCAGATACTCCAAAGAACAAGGCTCTGTGAGGAAAATTGGTTTGAGGTTTAAGAATTCCACACTTTCATTCCCGTCTGTGAGCTCCACAATCTTCTTCTCCACTCCATTCTTACTATAATAATCCATGTTTTTTATTGTCTGTTTCAGGATGAACACAGACAATCTGGACCTAAGAATGTCAGGCAATCTCTCAACAAATAAATAAGGATTTGGATTTATCTCATCTAAAATATTCATAAAAAAATATCTCTGAGAAGTGATAATGGTCTCAGCATCCAGTTTGTTATTCAAGAACAGAATAGTTAAAAACTTTGCTGATCTCCAGAATTGTTCATTGGCTTCATGGTCAAAGAAGTTTTCTTCTCTTAGGCTTGATATGTCCAATTTGCAGGAGGACATCAAATGACACATGATAGCACCCAGATAAGGACCTGCTTTCGAGAAGTGTTCTATATCTTCTGGTAACATAGAGATCATATCTGTAAAGAAATAAGACTCTGTTTCATAAATAATTGGACCCAGCCTTCCAGTGTCTATGTTTGTTGAAGAACTCTTCTTGTAACACAAAGAAAAAAAGATGTGAGAACCTGTATTTTTAATAACAACCCCCACATCATAATACCTTAATTCTTTGTAAAGCCATTTATCGTTATTTGTATAATGTCGTGCTGAGATTGCAATTTCTTCAAGAATACAGGATATCAAATCCCCAAAGCAGGCTAACTCTGATCTGTAAATAAACTTCTCAAAAACTTTCACAGATGAGATCCCAGATAAAGGTTCTTCTTGGACATACTCTTTTGCTTTAGATAAAAGTTGGATTATTGGGCTATCTTCTGTAGTCATGTCCTTATATCTCCGAGTTAAAGTGTTTGAGCTCAAAAACTTCTCAATATCGGATGTATCTGACTCAGGATGAAAGCCTTTATGAGACAAGGTCTGCACATCTCTAACTGCTTGAGATGATGGTTTCTGAGATGTTTCATGTTCTTTAGCATTTACTCCCCTGATAGCCATTTCCAATTCTTCATTTTCTGAAAATGTCACCGAGAACAGTTGACGTTTTTTATTTATGTGTTTATTCAACTTAGATGCTGAATCAGCTGAATCGGCTTTAATTTCATCCTCATCGGCAAAACAATTAGTCTCTTTATTAAAAGCTGCTCTCCACAAAGTAGATAGAAAAGATGGAACTGGAGACATATCATCTTCTAATCTCATCTTGATTGTCCTAATCTGAGCCCCTCTATGTGAGATAATGAAAGGGAAATTTGTTATTCTTTTCATTTTATCTTTTGGATGAACTAAGTGGGGTTTAAAATTATCCAGATAATCTTCAAGTACTTTCCTACTAGTCTTCTTCAGGGATGCAGTCTCATCAAAGATTTCAAGAAGCTTTACTTCACCTTCATTCAATTCCTGTTCAGACAAAGGCTCAATCATAGAATAAATCTCTGTTGTATCATAATCAGGTTCTGAGAATTCTTTTGGACCTATGGAAGATAGGATATTTGACACCATCTTTATATGAGCCTGCTGTTCTTGAGATCTAAAAATATCAGCTCCCTGAGTTTCAGTAATGGTAGCTTCAGCATTTAATCCGAATCTCATTCTAGCACATATCTCATCTACATGTTTTGTTTCTAAGGGATAATTTGATATTATTTTTGTAGGTCCAACTATAATGATGAAGTATCTCAACTTGAGTTCTTTGGCAATGTTTGAATATGTTATGAATTTAGTGTTATATGTCTTTCTGAGAGCTTTCCAATCATCTGAGGCATTTGTTCCCAATTCCATGATCGTAAATGTCATTGGGTCAAAGAAATCAGGAGACATGTTGTGAAATTCTTTAGGGTCCATGTCATCATAATTGGGGTCAATATCTCTGAACTTGACATCTGTATCTCCTTTGCAGAGATTTGCCACAAAGTCATGTCGAATCTTCAGCACTTCCTCCGAGCCTATGAGAAATTGTTTTCTAAAGCCGTCAAAGTATGAGGCTTTATTTCCTTCAGAAGAAGAATCTATCAAATAAGAATCTGTGGAAAAAGTTACATGACATGTCATATAAGGGAAGTTTTGTGTTTCAAACTGATAAGGCTCATCAGAAATCTCATATCCAGGAGGTAGAAGTTGACAAAGATCTGATAGAGGGAAGGAAAGAGATTCTTGAGCGGTAGTCATTGTTTTGAGAGTGCCTAAATGTATATTTATG